GTCTGGTGCAATTACTTCACTTGGAGCTAACTCCTTTACTACTTGGATCAATACGTCCTCAGTTACCAAAGCTCGTTCAGCAGCGCTATTATCAAGCGTTATCCAACGTTCCAAGTCCTCATCCATTTGATCATAGATGAAGTTGCGATACTCCTCAGATTGTACCCACAAGTGGGCCAATACAAACAATCTATCCCCTAACTTCATAGGTTCAAGATTGCTTAATGGTGATATAACGTAAAAGTCCATATTAGAATGACATGGTGTAAACTTCTCTGATGACAATCTGATCAGGAGATAAGTCCTCTTTTAACTGCTTAGCTACCGCATAGTCGATACTAACGCCTGGCTTCCTTTCAATCCAAAATTCGCTAAGGAATGTTGATGATGTGACTTTACCTTCTTTGTTGCGTGCTACTTTAAACACTGCTACTTTTACTTGTTGTTGATTCATTGTTTCTTGATTTGAAAATGTTAAAGTGGTTCCAGCTGCTGTGAAGCCGCTATATTGGTTATTGGTTGTTTGGTTCCAAGTCCCTGTTGCTGTAATGCTGTTCATATTTTGTTTAATTGTTTATGTTCATATATTTGTTTAACTATACTAAGAAATTTTTCTTCTGGCAAATCCATTTTCATTTTATTTACATCTTTATGTACCCATTGTATGTTGTCGGGTGTGTAGCCTTTTGTAGAGTCAATGCGGTCGAGGGATGCTGTGCCATTTTGATGACCATACTTTCTCAAAAAGTCTAGATCCATATCAAAGTATATTGGTACTCCCGTAAGAGCACATTTACGCTCTTGCTCTAGAAAAAGCTCCCAAGCGTACTCTATAGCGATATCAAAGGCAAATCCTCGAGCTTCAGCACCCTTTTGGTAGGAGGACCATTTAGTTCCTGATAGCTCTTCGTGACCCTTCCATTTATACTTGCGTCTTATTGATCTTTGCTCATCATCCTCATACTGTCTCCATGCATCTACTTGCCTATGCTCGCGTAATGATTTAGCAATCTCCGGACCATAAATTTCCTCATAAGTTCTTCCTCTAACTTTGGCTGAGTATGCGTATCTCACCTCGTCCGTCATCATAGGAGCATCAGGATACCTAGTCTGATATTCTTTTGGGGTTAGTTATGTTTGTCTCTTAGATGTGAGTTGGTTATTTTATTAAAACTACGTCCGCATATTTGGCATGTGATCATCACTACTTGTTTTGTATAAATAGTGATGATCTCACCAAAACACCAATTACAGTCTGTTATTTTCAATAAGACTAAATAGCTCTGCGCGACTACCTATCTCATTAGTGAAGAAATATCCTGATAGTTGAGATGTCTTCATCACACTCTCATGGTTTAAACCACGGCATCTCACGCAATTGTGCGTACTTTCTATAATAACAGCAACTCCACGATTGCCTATGCACAACTTATCTACATGGTCATGTATTTGCTTTGTAAGCGATTCTTGTACTTGAGGTCTACGTGAGTAAAAGTCTACGATACGGTTTAGCTTACTCAAGCCAATGACCATATCAGTTGTCTCCTTTCCTGGTATATATGCCACGTGGGCAAGGCCCAAAAATTGCAAGTTGTGGTGACTACACATGCTAATGACAGGTATCTTAGTTTGGCAGATTAATCCAGTATATCCTTCTGAATTAGGGAAGGAGGTGACTACTGGCTCTTCTGATATGGATCCTTTGATTAGATCGTTTATCCATGCCTTGGCTACTCTCTTTGGAGTATTAGCCGAGTGGGCATCAGCCTCCCAATCGAATCCTAGTGCATTAAGAAATTGTCCATAATATACAGCAGCTTGTTCGATCATCTGCGCTTTTTCTTCTTCTGTGCGAGGCATATTGCCATTCGCTTTTGTTAGGAGTTGTAACTCTTTCATATTAGTTGTTTATTATTCTTAATTGTTCTTTAAATATACTAAAAATTTCCTGACATTCCAACTCAATTGGTTTGTTGTCAGCAACATCAAAAGACTCTACGTCCTTTATGTCTCTACGAGATTCATATCGTCTCTTACGTTCTTGTACTGGAACCTCTAGCCAAACTAACTCTGCATCAGAATAGCACTTTAGTACCTCATGTACAATAGATGCTTGTCTGATTCCATCTACAACAATGTGTGGATGCTCGTCGACAATGTAATCGAGTGTATCGAGAATTGAGTTAGCAATCCTCTGATCCAAGTGCATTGTGTTCTGTAGCTCTTCTCTGCTTGTGCTGTTGATAATATCTCTCACAAGATTGGATACCACAATGCGGCAAGAGTCTGGATAGTAGGAAGTCTTCCCACTACAAATACGTCCAAATAGTAATGTTACTCTCATATCTCTACTATACCAAAAAATTCACCATCCTCTGATACCGAACAACGACACAATCCAAAATAGTTTAGTAAGTCCTCCGCGATGTGCTCGCAACTCATTGCTCCAAAGTTACAGCATCCATAAGTTGGATCGTACCAAGTCTTAGCAACGTATTGTTTGATCTTGTGCTTGAAGTCGATGAACTCAATGTCACGATCTCCATGCTGTACCTCTGCTCTACAATTGATTACAAAGGTGTGTCTGTGTAAATGCTTTAAGTATTCTACGTGAGGTAGATTACAGTCTGGCCAGTGGTGTAAGCCTTCAATGTCTAGTTTTACTTCTATGTACTTTCTCATAACCTAAAGATACAAAAAAAGGCTTACAAATGCAAGCCTTTTTCAAATTATTTTTTGTATATCAATTACATAGTTTATTCATCTTCTAAGGCAAACTTAATTGATGAAATCATACCTTCAACAGTTCCAGTTGCAAACTCTTCATCTTCCATCATATAGCTTGCTAAGCCTTCTGGATCACTGACTTTCATTTTCGTAAAGAGTTGTAGCAAGTACTGCTCCATTTGATCATGGGTATCCTCGTCCTCTGGGTTTCTTTTGCGTGCATTAAGGAGTTTCTTTAATGCATCTTTTATCTTTGGATCGTTAAGTTCAGCTGATGACACTTCCTTTAATGCTCTGCGAACTTCTTTTAAGCTATTAAGAAACTCCTCTGGGGTAATTTGCTGACCCTTCTCCTTTGCAGTTGTAACAGCATCAAATGCCATTTTGACGCTGTAGTAATAGTTTTCCTTTTTTCCACTTGTGACTGATGCATTGAACTTTGCATCAACTGGTATGATAGCCCATTTACTTCTATTGTCTGCTGATATAAGCACATATCCTGGCTTCTTGTTTATCATCATCTTGTATATGTCCATCTCCTTCCAACTATTCTTTGGGAAACGTCTAGCGTTCAAAACATCAGTTGGCTTGTTTAATGGGCCTCGGCTTACACGGTCACTTCTGTCTCTTCCAGTTGGGTCAGTTGCTGAAGGTCCCATAGGTTGGACTGTGCCGTTAAATTGCATGTAATAGAATGGAGCTGCTGATTCCTCAACTTCTTTCAATACCTTTCTAATTTCTTCACGGATTAGCTTTCTAAATTCTGTTGCTTTCATTTTCTGCAGTTTACTTTAATTCTATTTCGTCAGCATTCATAGAGTCTTCCTCTATATCTTCAAACATTGATTCAGCTGCTTCTGGGTCTGTCTCTACTAAAGACCAGAACTTGCCATACTTCTTGGACTTTGGACTTCCTACAAGAACAACATCCTCTTCACCAGTCATAATGTAGTACGTATATTCATCAAGCTTAAACATTCTCACATACTCTTCTAGAATTTCATCTTCTTCGTAGTCAGCATCTATGAAACTGTCATAAGCCATCTTCATTACAGCTTTTGCTACCATTGAAGGTTGACCAGAAACTTTCTTAATGTCAGATGGATCAAACTCACCACGGCTTACACCAACGTTTATCTTGTAGGTTGCATTTGGATCTATCGCTTCTTTTAATGCTCTGCGAACTTCTTCGCGTATTAGTTTTCTAAATTCTGTTGCTTTCATTTTCTGTTAGTGTTATTTTTTTAGTAAGATGGTTGTTGTGTTTGAAACGCATCAATCACTTTCTTTTTTATTCTTTCTAATTCTGCTGGAGGAATCTGTACTTTGACTTTAACTCTTTCTGATTCTGTTGTAAATTCTTTGGTGTTTGCGTTAATGTATTTATCTATAACTTGAACAAAAGTCTCAGGTGTTGCAGTTACAGTAAGCTGCGTTGATGGGCCCACACCACCTCTTGCTCCCATCTTTGGTTGTAGTGTTACTGGTGTTGATAGGTTTTCTTTTCCAACTGTCAAGAGAGTGACTTTTGTCGTTCCTTTAGTTAGTCGGTAGTCAAACTTCATGGGAGTGTATTCGATCTTAGCTCCGTAGAGTTGAAATCTATACGTTTGCTCACCTCGAGCTTCTTTTATTACCTTGCGTACTTCTTCGCGGATTAGCTTTTTGAATTCTGATGCTTTCATTTTTTTTTGTTAATGATGTTTCCTATAAATAGTCTCCAGATAGTAAAAGATTACTTTACATCTTTATCTTTTTGCCACTGTCCATCGTACAATTCAGCAGTACTGTTCTCGAAGATAATCACTTGAGCAACACGAGCTCCTAACTCAATATCAATTGGTTGAGTAGCAATTAATACACCACCCATCTCATCTACTTCGAATCCCGGATCGTAAACTCCACTTGTGATGATACCTCCACAACGCAATACACTCGAACGATGTCTAATGAATGCTGTATGGTTAGCATCTAACTTGATTCCTTGTTCGAAGGTTAGTGAGTATGTTCCTGGTTGTAGTTGGAATAAGAACTTCTCGTTTGAAGTGAGTGTTGGCATCACATCAACATAGTCCTCTAGCTCTGTCTTGTCCTTCAACACTACACCACCACTAATCTGTTTCACTCCTCTAAGAGTTAGGTCGTAACCTACTTGAGCCTTTGCACCTTTACCTTTGGTGTCTAAGAATTGCTCTACTTTGTTTGAATCTAATAACATATGTTTTTATTTTTACTATACGCCTCTTTTTGTATCAAAGGCAATGATATGATCTCTTCCTGTCATATTATATCCTTGCTCAGCACACATATCGAATACTAATGGATACATCTTAACTAACTCCTCTCGAGTATCTCCTGCTGGCATGATATAAGTCTTGTCCTTTGGAATGTTCAAGAATCGACGTGCTCCTTCAATCTGTGTAAGGTTTTCCTCAGTACCATCCCAAACTGGTTTAAAATGATAGT